CCTGCTTGACTCTGACGGTACTGTGATTAAAGCTCCTACAAAGGAAGATGTGGCTACTCTGAAAGCCGAAGTTTCAACGCTCAACGCAGAGCTTGAAAAAGTTACTGCCGAAAGAGACTGCGAAGCTGAAAAGTTAAAGACTGCAACCGAAGAGCTTGAAAAGGTTGCGGCAGACCTCGAAAAAGCAAAAGCCGATTTGAAGGAAGCCAAGGCTGAAATCAAGAAACTCAAAGAAGCAAAATAAAAAAGTAGGAGGTATCGGCAATGGCAACGCTTGATATTAACTACTACAACAGCGTGTTCAACGGCAACCCGATAGACCAGAACGCTTTTGTTAGGCTCAAAATGATAGCCGAAGACCTTGTTTATGACGTATGCAACAAGAAGCCTACTGAGGAGCAAATGCTCGAAGAAGCCTACCTCAAAGCTATATGCTATGAGATAGAAATGCTCAATGAGCAAGGCGGAGTAGATGCAATTCTTGGGTTCTCGGAAAACGCAAACGGAATTGCAAGCGAGTCTCTTGGCGGTTATTCTGTCAGCAACGGCAATGTAAGCGGAGGAAGTATTCTTGTAAAAGATGGAATCCCTGTTTCCTCGTTAGCTATAAGCCAGTTGAGAAGGCTCGGTCTAATGAGCAGATGGATGTACTCAGGAGTGAGACGCAATGGCGAGCCGTAGGATGCTGAAACATACCGTTGTATTGTATAACTACATCGGAGAAGTGAACGACGTAGCAACGTATCAGGTGACAATTATTGAGCCTTGTTGTTGCCCCTCCTCGATGGGTTCATCTCAGGGAGTGAACGGAGTTGACAGTGCAACACTGTATGTATTCGACCATATAACCAAAGCAAAGTCAGAGGGCGGAACTCTACGGAGTTATATTCCATACGACCAATGGCTGAACACCGAAGATTCAGCCAAGGGCAACTACTGGACTTTAAGCGACAGAGGAACTGATTTTTTCAGTATTGGAAGCGTTGTGCGTTCCCCAGCCCAAGATTTCGCTGGCAAGTTCAAAGTTGCTGACTTCCAGCGTTTCGATACTGGAAGCAAAAGAATGTGGCATTGGGAGGTGCGTGGCGAATGAGCAAAGGTTATGACCTTGTTATACACACCGAAGCTTGTGTTGGTCGTTTTGACGACTATTACAAAAAGGCACAAAGCTGGCTTGATAACGAAGTTCTCAAAGACAGCGACCCCTACGTTCCTATGGACACTGGAAACCTTCGGAACAGCGGTATTTCAGGCACAAAACTTGGTAGTGGCGAGGTTGTTTACAATGCTCCATACGCCAGAAGAATGTACTACGGAGTGCATTTTAACTTCTCGAAAGACAAGCACCCGAAAGCTTGTGCTCAATGGTTTGAAAAGGCTAAAGCCGCAAACAAAAGCGAGTGGGAAAAAGGTGCAGAAAAAATCATCAGAAATGGAGGATAAAAAATGCCTAAAATCTATGAGAATGATGGCGTTTATGTTGCAAAGGTAATGAAAGATTATCTCAACACTTGGAGCAAAAAGCCTTGTGAGATATTGCTTGAAGACTTTTCAAAAAATGCCCCAAGTATGATGATGCAGCAACTTTCTGGTTCTGCCAAGAAAAAGGAGTACGTTAACGGCTCCTATATTGCATCGTTCCCGTTTGCGGTATACGTCAGAGTAAATGCTATTGACACAGCTTCAAAGCTTGACGCTACTGGAATTCTTAATGAGCTTGGTCGTTGGATGGCGACAAGTAGTTTACCTACGCTCGATGATGATATGAAAGCAAACAAAATTGAGATGACAGCATTACCGTCGTTAGCTGCAAAGTTTGACAACGGTGTAGAAGACTATCAAGCCGTATTTGAGCTTGAGTATTATGTAAGGAGGAAATGATATGTCATTACTTATGCGTTATCAGTGGGAGTCTTATATGGGTATTAAAGGCGACGGTGATTCCGAAACCTTTAGCCTTATCGGAGAAGGCTTCACCAGTTTCCCTGAAAGCAAGGGAGCAAAGGAGTACACCAGAAAGTACATCAGCGACAGAACCGAGCGTTCGGACGTTATCGGCTATGCTCCTTCGAGAGCCTATAGCTGTGACGCCATCACCGATGACCCCGTGTGTATGGAGATTATGAAAATCACCGACAACGAGTGTGTTGGTGACGAAGCACAGCGTACCATTGTAGCTGTAGATGCTTGGGACGAAGCTTCTGGATCTTGCACGGCTTATAGCCGTACCTACGCTATCGTTCCTGATACCAAAGGTGACGGAACGGACGCCCTCGTTTATACTGGCACTATGAAAGCTGTAAGCGACCTTGTAAAAGGTAAGTTTGACAGAGCAACCAAGAAGTTCACCCCCGACGGTGAATAATGATGTTTAAGGAGTGAGCCTATGAGCCAAGAAATAAAAACCGTGTTTAGTTACAACGGTCACGAATTTGAGTTTGATGTAAGAGACGCTGATATGGCAGAACGTTTCGAAGATGCCATTGAAGTAATGAAGGAGGACGAGAAAAATCAGCCTAAGACTGGTAAGATTTCAGTCCTCATTAAGTACCAAGTAGCCTTCCTTAAGAAGTTCTTTGATAACTGTTTAGGAGAAGGTGCTGGTGACAAAGTTTGTGGCGAAGGCAACAAGCTTGACGTGTGCTACGACGCATACGACAATTTCCTTACTCTGATTGCATCTCAGCGTGATTACCTCAACGTCAAGAATCAAACGAATCCTTTTTCCAAGTATTCCAATCGTGAACAGAGGAGAGCCGCAAGCAAGAAATGAGTAACATTCTGCTTGATTCCCTGCCCGATACCGTTATGGTTGACGGCAGGGAATTTCCCATATACAGCGACTTTAGAACTGGAATTATTTTGGAGCAAATTCTTGACGATGACACGCTTGATGGAAAAGAGCAATTCCACGCCATAATGCAGCTTTACTTTGTGGACGAAGTTCCAGAAAATAAAGAAGGAGCGTTAAGGGCAATTCTCGATTTCTACAGATGTGGCAAGAAAGAGAAAAAGCGTAGGCGAAACACGAAATCGGAACAAAATGTACCGAAAAAGAAAAAAGTTTACGATTTTATGTACGACGACGACTATGTTTACTCCGCTTTCCTTACACAGTACGGTATAGACCTCAACGAGATTGAGTATCTGCATTGGTGGAAGTTTATGGCTATGTTTAGAAGCCTTGAATCTCACAATAAAATCATAGAGATAATTGGCTACAGACAAGCCGACCTCGGCAAAATCGAGGACAAAAAAGAAAGAGCACGTATAGCAAACCTTCAGAAGTTGTATGAGCTTCCCAACAGCCAGACAGTAGAAGAAAGGGTAGCTATGACTGGAGCTTCATTCGGGGTGATGAAATGAAGTATTTAGCCACAGAAAAGAAGTGGGCTGTATGCCCCAAATGTGGTGCAAAAGTAGTAATTTACGACGACACCGCAGAGTGCAACGGAGTTTTCTGCAAGTGCACAAGAAATTGCGGTGCTGTTTTTGAGCTTGTTATAGAAAACGGGCAACAGAAGGGCTTGTCTTAATCTTTCGTATTTTGCTTTCTAAGGCTTTTTTATATCACACACAACATTTTACCCTACCCTACGATTAAAAGTGCTTTACAGAGCAAAATACGAAGCATTATGACGCTTTAAATAAGAAAATAACCAAGCACACTGAGCCGTTGAGCCGTGCAAATCATTGATACAATAGGAGTGATTTGTATGGCAGACGGATATGTAAAGATTGATACGAAGCTCGACCAGAGTGGTCTACGAACTGGTCTTGCAAGTATGGCGGGCGTAGTAGCCACTGGAATAGGTGCGTCAGTAGCGGCTTTATCTGCGTTCGGAGTTGCATCTGTGAAAGCTGGTATGGACTTTGACACCGCTATGTCTCAGGTAGCTGCTACGATGGGAACTACCGTAGACCAGATTACCGAGCTTAGAGACTTGGCAAAAGAAATGGGAGCGACTACTGCTTTTACAGCAACAGAAGCCGCCGAAGCTCTTAATTACCTTGCTTTGGCTGGTTACGACTCTGAGAAGCAAATGAAAGCTCTCCCCACGGTTCTTAACTTAGCCGCAGCAGGTAGTATGGATTTGGCGTATGCGTCAGACCTTGTTACCGATAGTATGTCGGCACTCGGACTTGAAACGAGCGAGCTTACAGTTTTTGCTGACAAGATGGCTAAGACAGCAAGCAAGGCAAACACAAGCGTTGCACAGCTTGGTGAAGCTACGCTTATATGTGGTGGTCAGGCTAAGCTTGCTGGTATGGACGTAACGCAGATGAACACCGCACTCGGTATTCTTGCCGATAACGGTATAAAAGGTTCAGAAGGCGGAACTGCCCTTAGAAATGTGTTAAAGAATCTGTATACTCCTACAGATAAGCAAGCAATGGCTCTTGAAACGTTGGGCGTTAAAACCGCAAATGCAGATGGTTCTCTTAGGGAATGTAAAGATGTTTTACAAGACCTAAGCGGTGCGTTAGGCAATTTGACTGAAGAACAAAAGATGACGAAGATGGCACAAATCTTCGACACACGTACCATAGCTGGAGCTAACGCCCTCCTTAATAACTGCACAGATAGATGGGATGAACTGTCCGCAGCCATTGATGACAGTGCTGACGCTTGCGAGAGAATGGCGGCCACTCAGCTCGACAACCTTGAGGGCGATATAACTATTTTGTCGTCTGCTTTTTCTGGGTTGCAGATTGAAATAAGCGACGTTCTCAACGGTGGTTTAAGAGAACTCGTTCAGTTTGGAACGGAACAGTTAGAAACCTTAACCTCGGCACTT